ATTTGGCGGTTCCGCCAGATCCACCGAGGGTGATCACGAGAGGGTTGGCAATTGCCATGACAGTTAGTTCCTTAAAGGATTGGTGCCTCTTAGCACCAATAAGGAACTAAGAATAGCCACTTGGTTACCGTTTAAAAACGGTATATTAAACTCAGTTGGTGGCAACAGACTACCAAAGGGCGTACGTATTTTCTCTTCGTACAAGAACCTTGGCATCTCAATGGCCAGGCTTGAACCCGAACCGAAAGAGACGTGATGAAGATTTCTCGTCAACACGGTGTAGTCCATGAGACAGGAGTTACCGAATTTCACAGGAACAGCGTTCCTGTAAGCTCCGATAAGGTCTCCGACGTTCGAAAACCAATCGATCAGCCAAGACCAAGGGAAAGCCTCCCAAATAGTAGAGAGGCTAAACTCGAGGCCGTAAGCCATTCGAAAGGCAAGAAACGTCTTGTCCTCGACCGTTACAGGGAGCGGCGCCGTAGGTATCCAATTAGTGGACACCCACGATTTCCGTTCGACTGCATCCCGATGCCAAACTTGTCGACCCTCTTGATAGAGAGAAGAAGCATAGTTTGGACCGTGGATAAAGGAATGCTCATAAGCATCCTTGTATACGGTACCACTGCGAACTGACCCTCCCGGCATACCAAGTTGTCGTAGAGCTTCGAGATTCTTCTCGATGTTCTTGACAACATTGATTGTCGTTCCTAGATCCTTAAGGAATGGTTTAATGCCAAATTCCCACTCTAGATGTCGGCTTGCGATAGCTCGAGGAAGATCATTAAGATTTTCTCCGAGTACGAAAGACGGCTTCAGAATGAGTTTGTCACACCAGTCTTTGAGGAGTCGAGGTATCTCGCGAAACTCAAACAAGGCCACCGGTAAATCTACCGCTGGTCTGTTTGGGTTAGTTTTCGCTAGACCCTCAGCTAGGAGGGAGTTGTTGGACGGGCGGGAAACTTGCGGAGCCATCGTCGTATAAGTGTAATTGGCAAAGCCAGCGACACTTACGACTGAGGCTACGTTCGTTGTATCCCACCAACCCGCGATGCGGCCACTTGCTCTCCATCGAGTTCCACAAGAGTGGGACAAGAAAAGAGGGTTGTCGCCGGTCGGGTTACCAACGACATCGGAACACTCGTCATACACGTATCCTGCAGGAGTGACTGTATCAAACAGTCCGCCAGCCAGTGCTTTCGCAAAGCCTGTCGGGCCTTCAGGGCGTGTACGCGTGCGTTGTCGTGTCATAATCAGTTCAAGAGTTTAAAAGGGTACGAAATGTAAGCAAGCTTTCGCTCACCGGAGACCCGCATTATGCGGG